GTTAAAGTAATGGGTTCTTTCTATTATCAGATATTTGATGAGAAAGATAAAGGTGGAAAATTATCTATCTTTAACTTCCCTACAATGATTCTTTGTAAGCCTGGTAAAATAGAAAAAAAGAAGAATTTGGAGCTTGGAGAAGGGTCTACGGCAGCAGATTATAGACTTCTTTATTTCTATAAAGGAGACCAGTTAATTACCAGGATTCATGTAGATCAATATATTGATAATGTGCAAGAATTATTTAGACTTCATGTAATGACTGGAAGAATTCCTAATGGCATTCCCTATAATACTTTATACGAGTATCCATTTGAATCTATGGGACTAAACTCTGGAGCATACGCTGCTCACTCACAGGCAATGGGATTATTGTATTCTAAATTGTGCAGAGATCCATCAGATGTTTCTAAACCTTTTAGGTTATCTAAGCATATAGATTCTGGTAAAATGACTGGATATACTCCTATATCTATAAAAGAAGCTGCCAAATATATATCTCCATTTGTTTCATTCACTTCAGAGAATTTGGATGAGTCTATTATGAGTGCAGTTTTATTATCTGATAAGGAGAATAAAGGTCAAGTTCAACATACAGAATCTCCATTGGAAAGGTTATTTACTATGTAATATTATATGTAATGGTCACTATATGTAATATGATGCAACATTACAGTAAAAATATTATATCGATATTTTAATCAAATATAATCTTTTTTCAAAATAATAAAGGAGGAAAAACAGCTTATGTATGCTGGAACTAAAGCCTATTGGCATGAGGTGTTGCAGCCGACTACGAATCCTTCTAATGTAGATGACTCGCTGCCTCTTTTCTTGTGTGCATTTTCGGCAGATAAAGGAACTGAAAAGATTACAGACTTTACCTATGACGACTTTGCAGCAATGTATGGTTCAACTGCAGACTTTTCTAAGCATGGCCAACCTCTCTTACAGGCTCATGCTATTCTTGCTGCTGGCGGTAGAGTCCTTGGTAAGAGAATAGTTGCAGATGATGCGACATTAGCAAATATAGTTATCGTTGCTGAAATTAGTGAGAATAATACCGGAATTGCTACTATCAAGTATAGTACTATAACTATAGAAGAGGCTACGTCCTTTGATGCTATTCTTACTAAGGTTAAGCAATATGCAGATAGTGCAGAAAATACAGTGTATCCGCTGTTCGTTATTGCAGATAATGGACGTGGTAAGTCTGTGAAGAATGTAAGAATCGTTCCTGATTATAATGCATCCCGTGCAATCAGTGCAGTTCTGTATAAGATTGCAGATGTTGAAGGTACTAATGTACTTGAGACAACAAGATTTGCATTCGCTCCCGATTCTGTTTATTCTGTAAATGGAGTAAGGAAGAATATTTATCTTAATCTGAATTCTACTGCACAATTCCAGACTGCTATTATTGATGAATATAGAGAAGCATTCATTGCTCAGCTTGCTAGCATTACTGGATATACAGAAGATGAGCTTTATAGCATGGATCCTCTGTTCGGTAGAGAGCATAATGGTACAGTATCCTCTGTTATTGAGGTGGATGATACTGGTACAAATCTCTCTGAGAATCTTGGACTTCCGCTTCTGTCCGGTTCTGATTCTCTTAGTGGCAATTCTGCAAACTTCTCTGCAGGTAATGGTATCTGGGCTCAGAAGGCTATCGAATACTTTGATGGTACGTTTGATACAGAGATCTTTGATCTTGATCAACATAAGATTGACTTCTGTGTTGATGCAAACTATCCGGATGAAGTTAAGGATGCTATTATCGAACTGGCTAAGTTTAGACAAGACTTCTATTTCTTCAGGGACCTTGGTCTTGGTATAAGAAATATGGAAGATGTTGAAGCTAAGGTTTCAACTCTTACTGGATGGAAGGTAACTCCGTTTGCTGGAGACTATATGACTACGTATGATATTATTGATCCATTCAGCAGAAAGCAGATTAAGGTTACCATGACTCACGGTATGGCTCCGCTTCTTGTGCAGCATTATCTTACCAATGTAGCAGCTCCAATGGCCGGTGAGTTCAATAGATTTGTCATTACTGAGGCTATTCCGAATACTATTAGTTTCATTCCGAGGGTTATTCCTGGTAATGACCAGAAGCAGACCCTTGACGATCTGCATGTGAACTATGCTAACTATTCTTCTGATGATGGACTGCTCACAGTTCAGTCTACATATACCTCTCAGGATCATTGGGGACCGCTTAGCTACTCCTCTAATGTACTTCTGACTCAGATGTGTATTAAGGCTATCAGAAGATATTGCCCGAAGATCCGTTTCATGCTCAATGGCGTCGGTGCTACTGATTTCAGTGAGTATGCTCAGCTGATCGAGAATAATGTAATTGATAAGTATAGACAGTATTTCAAGGAAGTATCTCTTGTATATACTAGAGATGATGAAATGATTGCTACTAAGACTTTCAATGCGTCACTTTATTGCTTCTATCAGGACTTCGTCCAGGGCGAGATATTCGATGTCTTCGCTATGGAAGGTTCGCCGGATTCTAACCCGATTAGTGGTGTTGATGTTACGGCATATCCTATTATTTAAGGAAAGGAGGCTAAAGGTAAAACATTATGGCAAATGGATTGAAATATATTAAGAAGCCTAGAAGTGTTACAGAGTATACCCTGATGAAGGGTGTTACAGATTATTCCAATCTCAAGCAGTTTGATATGTTTGAGTCTGGATATGGCTTCCTTACTGTAATTAATATTCCTAAATTCATGGTTCTTCTTGCAAAGGACGATGAGAGAATTGCTGCATATTCAGATGGATTTGCTCATATTATGGAAGGTGAGTTCAAGGGCCTTTCTGGACTTACTGATATCACTGCCGAGCCTGGTACAATTACCAATGGTGTAAATGATCTGCAGCTCATCCAGAATGTTACTATGGATACATCTATTACCGTTTCCATGGAATTCTATGAGAGATCTGGTGGTATTATAACCAACTTCCTGAGCACTTATCTGACAGGTATCAAAGATCCGTATAGCAAGGCTAAGACTTATCATGGTCTTGTTGGTACTTCTATCTTTGATCCAGGTCCCGAGTATGAAACATTTACGTTCCTGTATTATGTAACCGATAATACAATGCGTAATATCGAGAAGGCTTATCTGCTTGTAAATGCTCAGCCGACAACAGCTCCACTTGCTACTCTGTACAATGTGGATCGTTCTAACATTGCATTCCAGCCTATTTCTGTTGATTTCAACTGCTTCCCGATAGTTGGTGATACAGTTAATAAGTATGCTGCAATGATGCTTGAGTATGATCTTACTACAGATAATACTGCTCGTAAGCTTATTCTTGATTCCAATGACTATCAGTGGGATGCCTATAAGAATAAGGTTGAGAGTTCTACTAGACAGATTGGTTCTACTCACATAGGTACAATCCTTAGAGATGAAGGTAAGACTCTCACTACTGCTGTAAACGAATATGATTCTAACCAGCATAACAGGCTGATTGGCCCTTCTTATAAGTCTGACAGAAGTTCTGTATAAAATGTAAACTAACATTAATAATTTTATATAGTAATATATTATAAGAATCAATTAAAATTCCCCTATAGATGAATATAATATATCTTATAAAAGAATAGTGTTAGTATCATTTATATATAACAATAACTATGAAAAATATCCCGGAAAGTCTTTAATAGACTTTCCGGGTTTTATCTGTTATTTTAATAATCTTCTTCAGATTCTAATTTACTTACACCTTTATCAAGCTTAATCTCTTCTTTGATTCTAGTAATTTCTTCATCTGTAAGATATGAAGGTACAATCTTTCTAACAATGATCTTCTTAAACATAGATTTTGCTTCATCTGCTTCATTGGCCATTTCTACATCTGAAATAGCTTCAGCATATTGAACTGCGCTATTAAGAAGCTGTGTACCTTGAGTCATACTAAGGAAAGCAGGTCTCGGAAGAGTTACTATGAGATCCACATTCTCGCCATATTCAAATCTGTATATCTTAGTAATAAGCTCTGAACAGAATGCTTCTACCTTAGATTGAATCTTTAATACAGATCTTAAGAGTTTAG